CCGTAGGTGCTCGCGGACCACTGTTCTGGATTGACGACGGCATCGACCGCGACGGCTGTCAGGTACGGGAAGACGGAATGATCTGCTACTCAGACCGTGCGGGTACAGGGTTCAAGTCGTGGGGTTCGATCTTCGGTAAGAAGTTCGTTGACCAGTACGAGGAGAAGAAACTGTCTACTCTACTAGACCAGTACTGGTTCAACGGAAAATCATTCTACAAACTCCTTAACGGCGGACCTGTGGCGATACCGAAAGAACAACTGGTGCTCGAACTCCGTAAGGCTGGCTTCAGCCCTAAGCTCAAGAAGAACCAAACGGTGTCGGAGATCGAACAAGCTATCCTCACTATCTCCAACGACTGCCGTGTCGAAGAGGTCGCGCCTGTCGTGTTCTCCAAAGAGCGAGTGGTTGACTACTACGGCAGGAAGATCCTCAACAACTGTAGGGCAAACGCCGTGCAGCCAGCCGATAATGGAGATCCAGCTAACTGGCCGTGGATTCATTCATATCTCATGCCGTTCTTTGCAAAGGACAGTGACGGCAAGGAAACGCTGCCGTATTTCCTAGCGTGGTTCCAACGCCTGTACAAAGCGGTGCTTGAATGCCGACTCGATCAAGGGCAACTGATGATCCTATTGGGACCAGCCGGACACGGTAAGACCCTACTCACCAACAAAATTATTGGCGCTTCGGTCGGCGGGTTTAGTGATGCCTCGGACTATCTGTCAGGCAAGACCAGCTTCAACCGTGACCTCTGCGGATCTGCCGCTTGGGTTGTAGATGACCAGACAGCAGCAGCGACCTACGCCGACCAGCGCAAGTTCGTCGAGCTTACCAAAAGATGTGTAGCCAACCCTAGACTTGAGTACCATGCGAAGTATGCGGATGCTATCCCGTTGCCTTGGTCCGGTAGGGTTATGATGTCACTCAACCTTGATGCCAACTCCCTTGCCGCTCTGCCGTCACTTGACAGCAGCAACCGAGACAAGATCATTGCGTTGCGTATCAACAGCGGACACAAGGTGAAGTTCGGCTCAAACGAGTTCGTAGAGAACACGATCAACACCGAACTGCCGTTCTTCCTCAAGTGGCTTTACGACTGGCAGGTACCGATTGAGATAAAGGATTCCAACCGATTCGGCGTTAAGACTTACATTGACTCATTCATCGAAGCCGCAGCTTACGACAACAGCTCTCGCTCCGCCATTGCGGAGATGGTCGAGTTCTTCGCTAAGAAGGTCCGTGAAACCGTATCTCTTACCAAGTGGCGCGGCACTCTTACTGAGTTCACCGTTGTGCTACAAGAATGTAACGGCGGTCGTAGCGTCGGCAACAGCGGAAATCTGGAGTTCGTCCGTCGCGGCATGACGGTCCTCGAAGAGGTAAGTCAGCACAACAAGAACGTCCGTCCGGTACGGAGCAAGGGTCAAGGTGGCGGCAAGATCTGGGAGATTGATCTCTCAGAGGCGTACGACATCGATCAAGGCGGCGACTTCTAAGAAATCAACGGACCCGCTTCTTCGTGATCTTCACGGAGGGCGGGTTCAGTTCTGAGATGGGTACCACAAACTCATCAGAGAAAGATAGCTTGCCATCATTTGGATCAACATTGCCTTTAGGCAGGAAGGTTGCTTTCGCAATAAACTCTTTTGCTGGCAACCAACCAATAATAGTGGCGAGAGTCATTTGTTGATTACACCTAACGAAATAGTAGACATCACATTTGCTGCCTATCTTTTCTGCACTGGACTCTGCACCGTACACGCGAGCCACATAATGGGGTTCCGGCACACTAGCGGCCTTAGTCGTTTTCACGTCAATGGTTACGCCGTCTGGCATAGTGATGTCGTAAGCGAAGTTTACGTCGCCTACCCTGCTGCCTCCGATCTCGCGGTGGACAAGCATCTCGCCCATCATCCCGATCTCGTTACCGCGACCTCGTGCGATTGAGCCCCTGAGCACACCCATCGCTTTGGCTTCAGCGCGTGCTTGTTTCCGGTCTTCACCGGAAGGTTTGATGACTATCATTAGTACAGTTGGTAAATACGATTAAGATTGCCGGTACCGTAAGGATCGACATTTAATCTCGGAAGCGCGGCACCCCTTGAAGACGCTGCCTCTTCTTCCAGAAGCAGCATACATTTATTCCAATGGTATTCAGCACGCTCGATGTCGGCGTTGTCCTCCATCAAACGACCCAATAGTCCATGTTTAAGCGCCCCGATATTGTTCACATAAACAATGTCGTCGTCGCTCCGAATTGGTTGGAACGCACGTTTGCAGAGCACATGTACGGTAGTCTCATCGTTGGTAGACCGATTCAAACGAAACCTACGATAACGAGTTACACCAGAGTCTGGTCCGACCGTAGCGATGGTAGTATCGGGGTCCCCAGCGGTGGTTCGGATATCGTACCAGTCTGTAAGAGCGTCGAATCGAATGCTGATTACCGAATCGATTGGGGCGGAAAAGGTAAGCGGAACATCGTTATCTGAAACGGAGTCAGTGGTAGATGCGTAGAGCTTGTCGCCGTCGGTCGCAGTAACAAGGATAGTACCCCCGTCAGCTGGATTAAAGTTGGTTTTAGTGGGCGACTGGTCCGACGGCACAATATGGAGGGTATCAGTTGCTGTCTCAATCAATCTCTTAATCGCATGAAAACCAGCGTCAACTAGACCCCATGTAAGATCAGCAGCCCCAACTCCCATGCCTGTCGATTTAAAGTCGTGCCATAGAGCACGAACCGGAACCGGTAGGTTGTTTACAGTAGTATGCAGAATAGAATCCGCTTCGTCTGGTAGCGTAACGCAGTTGTCAACAACTGGCAGACTGTACTGAATAGTTAGATCTCGATACGTACCCATGTTGTAGATACGCGAAAGAACCTGATTCAGGCTATTCTTAAACTCGCCATCCGGCTCAATGTATTTATCGAGCATCGGCACAAGTTGACTTGCGGTAGTCGCTGGCATTACTTTTTGGGTTTAACTTTGACGTCGCCGCTGTGTAGCTCGCCTTTTAGCTTGCCTTGCTGCTTGTCGCTTATAGGGCTTGCCTTACTGAGTAAATAAGCTACTTGCTTTTTGGTCTTGTTTTTCATTACAGATCAGAGAATAATGTGTCGGGTATTGGTTGTCAAGTAATTCTTTACCACTTGCCAATGGGGCATTTCTCAGTAGCCATGCGGAGTTTTGCCTGTGTAGAACACCCGCATTTCTTGCAACGGCCAGTCTTAGCAAAACCGGATTTGTCCCAGAATTCGCAGCCTTTACAGGTCTCAAGTCGAACGCTAAGGGTTTCGAGGTCGGCGGTCTGGAAGCCGGATTTAGCCCACCCACGCACAGCTTTATTGACACTATTAATTTTGTTAAACACATTATTTGCTCCAAACAAATGTGCATTTTCTTTAACGCATTTGTCGCACAAAATATTATTTTCGGTTTGTGTTTTACACTTAGCGCATATGTTATTCATACTCATTAATTTACTTCTATGTCCACAGAAACGTTCACAGAACTTGATTGTAAAGCACCCGTCTTAGTTACAATTCCGTAAAATGTTTTACCCCCGAACACAACTGAAATGCTTTGGGAATTCACTGTGTCTTCGACCGACACAGGGATTGCTGAGTCTATAACAAAGTGCATATTTAAAGTAAAATAACTGAAAGTAAAAGAAAGATAGTACTTTATTGCCCCGCCTATACATGCTGCTATAACACTAAAACTACCATCAAAGGTAACATAAGTGTCAGCTGCATATGTTGTATCCTCTCCCCCTTCCTCTTCTGAAGGGCAGGTTGCAGTATAATAGAAGACATTTGATTCAAATGTTGACGTAAAAAAACGATCACAACACGGATAAAAAGGTCGTACATAAATTGTGTCACTATGAGAGTATGAGTGATTAACGGATATAGTACACCCGTTTAATGCGGTGTAACTACCACTAGCGGTTATATTCGCACTGTAAGAAGAAGCATTAATCAGTCTTCGAACGTCTTCTTTACTACACTCCACCCATGTATCTGTAAAGTTTTCGTATTCATTTATATCAAAATCCTTGGTATAACATTGAGGGGCAGGGGGTATTACTGCTTGATCTCCGTCAAAATAGACGGGTATGTCTCCTATCGTAAAACCAGAGATAGGTCTATTAATCTGACAGCTATTTATGTTACTTGTATTTACCATATATTCTACGCGTCTTTACAAACATCACTACGAACCCACGATAGCTGAGGCTTATCGGATTCGATAGTTACACCTAATAGATATAAACCATCTTCGTTTGGCATGTTAGGGAATACATCAGGGTACCAATATTCTTCTACTGGGTAGTTTGCTTGTGACCCAGTTAAATCTTGGAATAACCAACCACCATTATCGTCATTTATTTCTTCGAAACCCTTACCCATAATATACGCAACCATAGGTTGCTTTACATCGGCCCTTCGCATGAGTACCGGCATAGTTTGAACGACTTCCTTTGAAGTCTCTACCGGTGACATACTAGGAGTTAGTCTGCTCGCTCTCACCTCTCCATCATTTGTTACTGGGCGTGAGTTTGGGTTTGCCGTATCTGAGTCTCTATCTCGAACCGGACGTGAGTTTGGGTTTGCTGTGTCTGAGTCTCTATCTCGAACCGGACGTGAGTTTGGGTTTGCTGTGTCTGAGTCTCTATCTCGAACCGGACGTGAGTTTGGGTTTGCTGTGTCTGAGTCTCTATCTCGAACCGGACGTGAGTTTGGGT